GTTGGATATTATTTCCAAGTCTCCCGTACCAATTACTGATAGTGTAAAGTATACTCATATAAGGTCCTTATTAATATAGAATGCATCTCCCCAAGTTCCACCTATCCAATCAGTTTCAACTCTGGTCATATTATATGATTTTAGAAATTCATCAATATCTTCTATCATAGCATTATTTTCGTAAACTTCAGTATTATTAACTTCAGTATACACATAATCAATTTTATTAAGAGTTGTAGTAGCTCCTTTTAAAACTTCGAGTTCATACCCTTGGGTATCCATATTAATAAAATTGTAAGAATGATCCTCTGGAATTATAGAATCCATTGTAACCATTTCTACAGTTTCAGTAGAATCAAAAGTAATATCTGGATATTGAACCAGAACATGTTTTGGTTTTAAAATAGAACTACACAATCCGTCAATATTACAATGCATTTCTACGGTTTTGTTTTCAGTCCCTAATGCTACATTATGCAATTCTAAATTTTCAAAATTCATTGATTTTGCAACTTTAGACAATTTTGCAAATGGTTCTTTTTGAGGTTCAAAGACAATAAGATTATTAATATTGTTGTCTTTATAAGACTGCATTTCTTGTCCAATGTGTCCACCAACATGGATAACACCAGAAATATTGATGTCGTATTTTCTAATTATAGACCCAAGACTAATAATCATTTTAATTTCCAAATATACAATCAGTGCTTTCTTTAGACAACCTACCAGGTTGTTTGAATAGTTTTACAATTTCACTATCAACTGCTTTTGGATCAATATACCAATCTTCATAAGGATTGTTCAAATTTGCAACATTTCTAACTACCAATTCATATCCATATGAGGTAAGAAGTTGCATTGCTTCTTCTTGTGGTTCTGGACCGTCTTTATAAAGATCGGTTTCATAAGTAATAACAGAAAATCTGTATTCATCAAGTGGAATAGCCTTTAAAGCATTCAATGTTTGCCAAGCAGGTTCTATATCTACCTGAAGATAATCAATTTGCTTTGGAAGATTTCTTTCTTCAAAAATCTTTTTAAAGTCAACCTCTAGAGCATTTGCACATACACATTTGTTTTTTCTAATCGAATTATATCCATTAACTTTTTCTGGATCAATTTCGAAAGAAACGCCTGTCCAATCAAATTTAGATTCTAGCAGATAGGTGTTGCTAATAATTACAGCATGATCTCCACCTATCTCAACATAGGTTCCATTTTTCTTTCCATTAAGAATGCTAAGAGCAAACATATCCTGAAAAGCTTGAGAATAGTTATTCTCAATTGTTTCTACACCATCAAACTTATATCTTAGATTATCAAGATCTTTTTTAAAATACCGATTACATTCGGGAAAAATAAATTCGTCAATCATACTTGCTTCCAATATTCGTAAATGTCTTTTGTAACTTCATACTCCATTGTCTTAACTTTTCTGTTTGGTTGTTTCATTGCCCAAACAAACATACTTTCAATTAGTTCATCGAGATTTGTTTCATCTCTAAATTCTAACATAGTTTTTGCTTTTGTGTGATCACAATAAGCATGTTTTACTTCATGTCTGGGTTCTCCATGTTCAATAGGAACTTCATACCCATACTTTTTACCAATTCTTTGAACGGTTTCCGCAACTTCATTTAAAGTAAAATACTTATCTGCGCCAATATTAAAAGTTTCTCCATCAAAATCAGTAAGAAGTTTATCAAAAGGTTGCATGTAATATTTGATATCTGAGAAAGCACGAGTCTGTTCTCCATCACCATAAACAAGAATAGGTTGACCATTCAAAGTTTTGCGGATAAAAATGCCGATCACATTACGATAGCGGTCCCAAATGTTTTGATATATTCCAAGAACATTGTGTGGTCTTACGATATTATATCTCAAACCAAACTGTTCATGTGCCAATTTCAAATCACATTCAACAGCATACTTAGCGATACCATATGGGTCAATTGGTTGTGGTTTTTTATCTTCAGTAAATGGTGGATCTTGTTCCCCATATACAGCCATACTAGAAGTGAAGATTATTTTTGTATCATGTTTAATACATTCATTAATCAGGTTTGCAGAACAAATAAGATTATTCCGATAATTAAAATTTCTAATAAAAGGAGAAAGTCCTTCAGCAGCGTATGCAGCAAAATGAAGAAGAATATCTGGTCTGTGTTCTTCAAACAGTTCTACAACTTTTTTTCTTTTTTCCAGATCAAGTTTTACAAAAGTAAAATTTTCTGCTTTTGGTAGAAATGCTCGATAACCACCAGAAAGATTATCTATACCAATAACATCATGACCATTTAAAATCAAATGTCGCGTATAATTAGATCCAAGAAGACCTGCACAACCGGTTACAAATATTTTCATACAGTTTCCTCAAATACCTCCCATTCTGGACAATACAAATCTTTAGTATCTTTGTCTGCATAAGACGGACCAAACCATTTTTTTGGCGCGATTACTTTTTTATTAGGATTATTAATTAGCCAAGCTCCCCACCAAGAAAGTGAACTATTAGCAATAATAGCATGAGAACACAAAGACATCAAGCACAAATCAGTATACGGAGTATACGATCCATCTTCATATTTTTCTTGTGGTTGTGATATAAAAAATCTATCACCTTTAAATAATTTTTGACTTTCGACCCATTCGGGAGAATCCGAAAAGACAATAACTGGTTGATTATCATTAAACTTATCAAGTGCTTGAGAATAATATTCCATTGTCTGTAAAGGATGTTGATCCTGGCAATTAACATATGCCCATTTAAACCCTCTAGGATCAACAAGATTAGGATCACCTCGTCTTATATGAATAAAGATTGGATTTTGATTTTTAAATTCTGATATAAATTCCAAACAGGGATCAAGATGATAATCAAGAAATGTAAATTCTTTTCTAATATCTTCGGACACTTCTTTGAAGTATTTTTCAGATTGAAAAAAACCATAGAGACTTACATTATCTGGGCAGTTCTCGTAAAGTTCTTGATCATAATGAAAATACCTTTCTTTAAGATGCAAAAAATCTTCTCTTATATCTTGTCTATCTTCAGTAACAGATTCTAATTTGAAACATTCATGAAGACTGTAGTTTTCTATGCCAGTAACTGAGAATGGTGGAATACACCAATCATAATTATTTTTTGCTGCTATTCCACGCAGAGCAGCATACTCAAACATTTGGTTGCCAAGTCTGCCCAGATTTCCCAGGTGATTAAAAGCTAACATTAAATCATCTCCTTTATTATATTAGAAATACCCTCTTCAATAGATGTTTTGGATACCCAGTACTTATTGATATAAGTATTTGGTTTATTTTTCTTATCCATTTGAACAGAATCTTTCTCCTGCGAAGGGACAATTTTCACTTCTTTTCCCATCGATTTAAATTGATCGACAATAACATTTGCAATATCAATAATTTTAATTGGTTGGAAACTTGTAATATGAAGTTCATCCTCACTAGTAAATTCGGAGTAGTTATTCATTATTGATTCCAATGCTTCACAACAGTCTTCTGCGTATAGAAACTCTCGCTCTTCTTGTCCATCAGTAAGCATGTCAATGACACCAGTTTCAAAACCTTTGCGGATGAAGTCAGTAATGACATGGGATTTTTCGTGATCTTTTTCAATTCCATAAACATTCCAAAACTTAACAATCAATCCATTCAATGACTTAGTATAGAGTTCACCAACATTTTTAAGCACACCATATGGAGAATAACTCATGTTACTCATCTGTGATGAAGCAAAGATAAATCTCTTATTATGCTTTTGAAGATATCCAAAAGCATTTGCCATCAAACGAGTATTGTTATCAATAAACTGGAAAGTATGTTGATACTTCTTGAGATAACGAGAACCACCAACATCAAATGCAAGGAAGAATACAAAGTCAGAATCTTGTATCGCCATTTCCAATGACGAATTTGGAATTCTAGTCATATCTTGTTCTGGTCCATTCACAACATCGAATTCATGGACAGTATGACCTTTTCCACGAAGATATTCGGTCAGGTATGCTCCAACTTGACCACTTGAACCTAATACTGCAATATTCATGCTACTATTCACTTATTTGTAGATTCGATCTGATCATTAATCCAAGAATACGTCTTACGAATTCCTTCCTCTAAGGTTTGAGAATAATCCCAACCAAGTTTTTCGCGGATAAGATCATTATTGGAATTACGACCACGAACACCAAGAGGACCATCAATATGATTCTTCTCTACAGTTTTACCAGAAACTTTAGCAGCAATATCTACAAGTTGATTGATAGTTACCATTTCCTCAGAACCAATATTCACTGGACCTTGGAAGTCAGAATCCATCATTCGGCGGGTTGCTTCAATACATTCATCAATGTAGAGGAATGAACGAGTCTGTTTTCCATCACCCCAAACATCAATTGTACCACCTTCCTTTGGAAGATATGCTACTTTACGACAGATTGCTGCAGGTGCTTTCTCTCTTCCACCTTCCCAGGTTCCTTCAGGTCCGAAGATATTATGATACCTAGCAACCCGAACAGGGATCCCATAATTACGAGAATAAGCGAGAAACAACCGCTCTGAGAACAACTTCTCCCAACCATACTCAGAATCTGGGTTAGCTGGGTATGCTGATTCTTCACGGCAGTCAGGATTGTCTGGATCAAGTTGATTATGCTCTGGATACATACAGGCAGATCCAGAATAGAAAATTTTGGTTTGATATTCTAAAACAGGTCGAACACATGCAGTTCCATTATCAACACCATCAAATGTTTCATTCAGTTGGCGCTGTGCCTCAAGAACATTAAGGTTAATTTGTGACGAGTTATGCATGATATCTGCATCATTTTCGCCAGTAAAGACGAATCCTGCACCACCCATATCAGCAGCAAACTGATAGATTTCGTGGAACGGAAGAATGCAGCGATAAGGAACACTGGCGTAAAAATTACCTTGCTCACCTTTGAATTCAAGAACACGGCGAACAAAACTCATGTCACGCAAGTCACCTTGAATAAATTCATCTGCTTCTGAAATAGAAAACTCAGGATATTTGAGATCTACACCACGAACCCAATATCCCTCTGCTTTCAAACGCTTTACCATGTGGCTTCCAATGAATCCACCAGCACCAAGTACAAGTGCCGTTTTTTTATAATCGCTCATAGATTACATTAAACTCTTTTTATATATTATACTAAAAAAGGTGGGTTTATGCAACCCACCTCTGTAACTCAGGCTCGCCACCAATTCTTTGACTGGAAATTGGAAACCAGGCGGGAGAGAGTCCCATCCGCACCACTTGCCTTTTGAAGGAATGGCAAGAAACCTAATAGGGTCATATTGACTCCACCACTTAGTTTTAGGAAACTAAGAAAAGTTGGGTTAACTTTGATATCTCGGTAATACCAAAGAATGCACATAAGAAAAGTACATCCCAAAGTTTAAGTTTAATAGCAAAAGGTACTGTGAGTAATCCTCCAACAACTTTTATCATTAAACCATATTTAAATTCTCCCCATAGCATAGTTTGATAACCAATTATGAGGAGAATGTTTCCAATCCACCGAAGTAAATCAGATTTAGACATAAGGGGTTTTGCTCCCGACCAGTGCTGTTAAAGTCCATCCGTGACTATTTACTCATCATCGTCCCTCACGTAACAAGGAACAGTATCAGGATCCAACCATTTAGTATATTCAAAATCTTCCATAGCCGTCATTAACTGCATTTCATTATCACATAGATACATATCTCGATAACGACCAGTATAAGAGTCTACTTTTTGAATACGACAATCGGGTTTACCATTAATTTCTAAAGTACCCACTTGGATGTAACGATATGGAAATCGTTCCATAAGAACAGTTGGTTTCCTAACTACTTTCATCATGCCACTTCAACAGATTCGAGATCAGCAAGAACATATTCCATTAGCATTTCATAATCATCCAGAGGATCACCAGAAAACACTACACCTTCATTTTCATAAAAACGGCGAACTTTTTTGAAGAGTTTTGGATTCTTTACATCAAGGTAAAAATCACCATTTGCTGCACCACGAAGAGTTTGAAGGTCTTTCTTGAATTTTACTGTGAGAGTCATTGTTTTGAATGTTGACCTTAGTATTATAAGGGTTTGACTTGGACAAGTCAAGGTGGACAGTACTGATTCTGTCCTATGCTCCTTGCGTGGATCGAACACGCCTCAGGCGAATTATGAGTTCGCTGCATTCACCAGATTGCTAAAGGAGCAAGTAGGACTGGAGAGAATTGAACTCTCTTCACACCGTTATAAGCAGTGGGCCTTAACCAATAGGCGACAGTCCCTTGAAACCAGATCTATAGTAGCGGATCTGGAACGATTCGTCAAGACCCTTCTTCATGGTCTGTGTGGAGACGTATCAGTTCATCATCCACAGTTGATTCTATTGCGTACTTTATGGTTTCGTTGTAAGGAACTATCACTGCACTATTGCTCCCATCTCGGATAATAAATGATTCGCCATTTTCAACTCTATTCATTAGATTTTCAAAATCTAATTGAAATTCTTCGACTGTAAATGATTGAAGTTCGTTTAGTTCTTGATACATTTTCATAAAGTAATTTTTATGAGTCGGAATGATAGGATTCGAACCTACGGCCACTCGCTCCCAAAGCGAGTGCTCTACCAAACTGAGCTACATTCCGTTATTTGTTTCTATGTATAAACATAATACCAGCAAAAGGAACGACTGTCAACCCCATTCCACATAGAAAAAGAAAAAATGGGTTTGAAGCAAGTGATTCTACAACATGAAAAATCATCTTCCCCTCCAGTTCTTGTACTCATAATACAAGTATTGATCAACTTCGTCAAGTCCCGATAAAGGAGCATTCACTTCCCAATTAGACCACTCAATGCAAAATTGTCTAATGTCATGATTATGTATAATCCCATGCCCATACATTCGTACAAAAGCAGACATTGCAAAGTTATACCTTTGTTTATTGTGGATATGCATTATGAAGTCCCCAATTAATAAAAATTGTTATGAGACTAAAAATAAAAACTGCATTGAAAATTGCTGTAGTACTCATTACATTCCCCCGTTTCTAAAACCTACAATGTAACCAATAATTAATCCACACATGAAAGCGACAAACAAATAAAGAATATGAGACACAAACTCAATAAATATAATCCAATCTGTCGTCGTCATCGTCGTCGTCCTCATAAGTAGATGGTTCCTCGAAGAGTTCATTCATTTTTTGTTGCAAAACTCTTTGCTGTAGTTCTTGAAAATCTTCGTCCGTAAACTTAATTTGGAGAGTAATGTTGAGCCATGGAAATACTGGCGGAATTACTCCAATGAGTCGAAGAAGACCTTCAGCAAAAAGAGCAAGAACAACCCAACCAACACACATTGAAATAATCGAAGCATTACGATTGTGTCTTCGTATGGCATCATCAATCATCTCCTGCACTTCAGTTCTTGTAATAAATTCCTCTTGTTCATGCATCATTTCTCGTCTCCAAAAAATTTGGCGAGAGGATCTCTTCTAGTTTTAACAATTTCAACTGCTCTTTTGTAGAACATATTATCGGTGTTACCAGAAGTTTCAAAGGTTTCTTTGATCTTCACCCAATTATTATAGGTGTGCTGATCCATAGGTTTATCCCGTGATACTAATATATACTAATCACAGGAATTTCAACGTCAACGAATTGTGTTCAATACGTAACACTCATTAAGCAATTATTAAATTTGTAACTTATCTAAACGGAAAGGGTGGGATTCGAACCCACGGAAGCTTTCACTTCGCCAGTTTTCAAGACTGGAGCCTTCAACCACTCGACCACCTTTCCAATATTAAGTCCTTAACGGACTTCAAAATCAAGTCGTCTTACTTTACGTTGACGACGTGCTTCTTGCCAAGCAATATCTTGAGAAGACAGCACATTCTTTTGTTGATTTTCTTTTAAAGAGTTTAACATAACAATTCTAGATAAGTCAAGTGCTGAAATCTTATCCCCACGAATAGTTGCCATATTAGGACAACCGCAAGTCACTGTTTTTGATTGCTGTCCTGTCAATTCTCTATTACAATCTTTACATCTTATTGAAATCATTGTTCTTCATCCTTATCACTGTAAATGTGATCTTAGCATCCATACAAACTTGCCATGAGATTCCATTAAGTCTTGAACCAGATTAGCAGTTGCATATTGCTTTTGTGTTTCTGATTCTTCAGAAATCTCTGCCATTAATTCACAAAACTTGGTGTTATTATCAAGAAGTTCTTGAAGCATTTCTTTCGCTCCAGTTGAACTTGCTGCTTCTTTAATCTGAGTTACCTCAAGCATTCTTGAAAGAGAACTCAATGGTTTTACATTTAAGTATCTCATATGTTCTGAGAGACGATCAATCTCTTCAAACATAGTTTCATACTGACCACCAAAGAGTTGATGAAGTTGAGTAAAGTCTTCTCCAACTACATTCCAGTGAAATGCCCAAGTTTTGTGAAACAAAACAAAAAGTGATGACTGAGCATCACTTAAGAGTTTAAACAGTTTTTCCATTATACTCTTTTTGTATTTATTTATCAAGTGGGAAATATCGGATTCGAACCAATGACTTACTGCTTGTAAGGCAGCCACTCTACCGCTGAGTTAATCTCCCGTGTCCTCTGTCTAGGAATCGAACCTAGTTTCCAAGTGCGTTGTCCGCCTGTCCTTACCAATAGACTACCAGAGGTTGTGGTAGGTGTTGAGGACTTTACCTATGTCCCCACTCTTGACATTCACCCAAGCACCAGCAATAAGCATAGACCTGAGGAGAGGTTTTGGCACCTACGGAACGGTGATGAGTGCCCATCACCAGCGGAAGACACTTTCCGCAATTTTCACTGCATTAGAGGGCAGTGAATAAGAGGTTTCCAGTAGCCGTTCTTATCTCCCATAAGGAAGATGTAGGTATCGAACCTACAAAGGACAGTCCCTAACGGAACTGCTGGGAATTCCACTCAGAACCAATATGAAAGAATCGGACATTTCCAATCCTTTCAACTCCCCCACCTCGATTCGAACGAGGAACCTTAGAGTTAACAGCTCTCTGCTCTGCCGTTGAGCTATAGGGGAATAAGAACCCGAAGGTTCAGAGCGGAGTATCGGAATCGAACCGACGACATCTAACTTGGAAGGATAGCGTTCTACCGCTGAACTAACTCCGCTTATAAGACAATCATAAACTATTTTAGTTTGATTGTCAAGTGTCGATGAAAGGACTTGAACCTTCACAGATTAATCTACTGGAACCTAAACCCAGCGCGTCTACCAATTCCGCCACATCGACTAGATGGAGTAAGCGTAATATACCTCATAAGGATATAACAGAGGCTTACCCTCTATCACTTTTATATATGGAGATAAACTCCAACAGGCAAGGAGGGACTCGAACCCCCAATCGACATCTTAGAAGGATGCTGCATTATCCATTATGCTACTTGCCCAAGAGACCTCCAGGTTTGTGCATCGTTGAGAGGCATAGGAGGGGAGAGACTTACACAAGGTTTGGACCCCTGTTGCTCATGAAACAATCATACCAGACTTAGATTTGATTGTCAAGTGATCTCTCAACCACCTTTTAATAATACACTGATTCAGAATCTTTGTCTACTTACTTAGGTCAGTTGTAGAACTGTCTAAGCATCCATCTACCCAAGGTGAACAAAGTCTCATTTCTCCTCCAAGTTTCTTACACTCTTCAGTATAACACTTAGAAGTATCTAGAGCCTTCTCTATCAACCGCGGCAAAGGTACTCTAGGTGGATTTGAGTCTCTTGTCAAGCGTTCATAATCACGAATGGATTTATCAACATCACGCTCAACTCTCCTACCCACCACAGCAGGGTCCTGCAGCAGCACATCGTTGATTATGGTGCCTGGGAACAGAACCCTCTGTGCCTCGTCTAGGAGGTCCCAGAGGCGCTCCTGAGGCGCTCCAGTGCATTGGGAGAGAGTTGCTACCATGACACCCAATACGATGCTTATAAGGACGATCTGCTTCTTGTCAGGTCTCTTCTTTCCGAAATTAAAATTAAACATAAAAAAAGAGGAGTAGCAACCGCTCTCCTCTATTTATTATTCAGTTTTTAGATCCCTATACTCGCGAGTAACAAATCCTAGCAACACCTTGACCGGGTGAAGCAATAGTAGAGAATGCACCGTAAGACAAGTCAAGGTCTCTACCCGCGATATAAGGACCGCGATCATTTACACGCACAATTACCGACTTACCATTTGATTGATTGGTTACACGCAATCTAGTTCCAAAAGGAAGTGTTTTATGTGCTACTGATTTACCATAAGCATTGTATCTTTCGCCATTGGCAGTTGTCTGCCCGTGATATCCATCACCAATTCCATAATGTGATGCGAGGGAACATCCGCTCGCTGCTTTTGCTTGAAGGGGTGCTAGTCCTACAGTGGCAATAGCAATAATTGAAAGTGTTTTAAAAAGCATTAAAATTAATTGAACTCTACATCCGTATAGAAAGGGGGTATACCCTTTTCTCAAAGGGCACTTTCCACGGCTCTAAATCGAAATCAAAGTCTCATAATAAAAAACCCTGCTCATAACAGGGAGTTTTTACATAATAAGTTAATATTTAGGATTTGTCAAGATTCAGGTTCCAGGGAAACAATCTCAAGTTCATCTCCTTCTGGTTCAATCCATTCATAAAACTCAGCAAGAATTGCGCGGGCATCCTCTTTATCAACACTCATATCAGCAGCACGGTCAAGAGACCATGACCTAACGTGAGCAACAATGTCTTCAGTCGTTGCGTTCATAATAGTCCTTTCGGAAGTACCTGTTGAGGATGTTGCTATTGTAGAACGCTGGTCCTCCACTGTCAAGGGACTCGGTGAGGACATTGTTGAGGAAGAGTTGTCGGGTCTCCTCAAAGTTTGTTTTGCCCTTTGTTTTATGTAATGATAAGATAGTTCGACTAAAATTTTCTCTGCCCAATTTGTCAATGTCTTCTTTAAGTTCCGGACAAGACCCATAATAGTTTTTCCAATCAGATTCAGATTTTACTTTTCTTTTTTTACCCTTTGGAGTACGGAACTGCCAAAGATATTTTCTTCCAATATATTTTTTGCCATTAAGATTATTCTGGATAAGATAAACAAAACCAAAATTATCTTGAATATTAGAGGAAGTAAAAGGCACTCCATTATAAATCCAAGGATTTTCATAGTCAATATCTGTACTCATCTATTATGTCAAGAACTTCATTCAGATATTTATGGGCGAGTCCTTTCATATCCATTTCAGGTCTAATATGATCTTTATGAAGTTTATCTTTTAGTTTTAAAACCCGAACTTTCAATTCGTCCTTATTCAGTTGATTTTTAGGCATAAAAAAAGAGGAGTGTGACCTCCTCTATCTATGTGTGATTAGTTATTTGCACCTAACCATTCTTTACAATAGTCATAGTCTCCAAACATAAACTCATCGCACTCTGCTGCTTCCCTATATGCGTTCAGGATTTCCTGTTCGCACCATTCATCATAATTTGAATCTTGAGAAAGTATTTTTGGTAACATTTACATTTTTAATCTGGTTTATTCAGTATTGATAATTCATCTTCCGATAAATTATATAAATTTAATATTAAATGTATTCTTTCTTGATCGCTGTTATTAATTACTTCATGTTCCAATAAATTATTAAATTCATATACATTTCCAACTTCCCAATAATATTGTTTACCATCAATCCAATAGGTAACACCTTTATTAGTTTTTAATGGAACATGTATTCTATGACATTTCGCTAAGAAGTAACCACGGTCAGCATGTTTATTAATAGTTCCACGAGGATTTAATCTGGTTATAAAAGATGCATGGTAATTATAATCACAATAATTCTTTAATTTATCAAGAACAGGCAATATAAGTGGATAAAATCTCGCAAAAAGTGGTCTTTTTTCAACTGTTAATAGTGCATTAGGACTATCTCCACATCTGACTGAATGGAAAATGAGAATAGAGTTTGTATCTTGCATACAAGAAGCTCTATTTCGATAGTCGTCAACAAACCAATCCTCTTCTTTAATATTTTTTAGTATGTTATCAATTATTGATTTATCAATTTCACATACTATTTTTTGGTCTACTGGTAATTCCATTTATCTTAAAGTTTAAATCCTGAGAAAGTATTTTTGGTGACATCTTGCTTGATACCTCCAACTACATATGATTCTACTTCCGTTTCCTGGGGTGCCACCTGGAGACCTTTAGAAGAGATCCAGTGCTGAGTCCAAGGAAGTGGATTATTGTTTGCTGAAATATCATATTGGGGTTTTAGTCCAATTGCTTTAAGTCTTCTATTTGCCACCCATTCAACGTATTGCTGAAGAAGTTTATCGTTAAGTCCAATCATGCTGCCATCTTTGAACAGATAATCTGCCCATCTCTTTTCTTCGTTTACAGCACGATCAAACATTTTATACGTCCACT